ATTTATACGCTGCCATATTCAAGCGTGATCCATATTCGAAGCCGATTCGATAAAAAGCGATTCATGGGATCCGCGCCGGATTCACAGCTTCGAAATTCCCTGGAACTTTTGGATTATACCGGGGAAGCACTGCGGGCAACAGTCAGAAACGCGTCGAACCTGAAGGGATATCTGAAATATAACAACTTCATTGACGACGAAGAACTGAAGCAGAAAGTCAAAGACTTCCAGGACGCTTATATGTCCGTAGGAAATACCGGGGGAATCGCCGGACTTGATAATTCAATGGAATTCAAAGAGATTTCAGGATCATCGCCGACAATCCCGGTCGTTCAGTCGCAGTTTATACGCGACAACATATATCGCTATTACAACGTAAACGACAAGATCCTGACTTCCACATTCACGGAAGCGGATTTCAATTCGTTTTTTGAAAATGTTATCGAGCCGATCGCGATTCAGTTATCCCTTGAATTCACTTTCAAGCTATTAACGGAACGCGAAAGGGGATTCGGAAACAAGATCATATTCACCGCGAACCGCCTTCAGTACGCTTCCATGCAAACAAGAATGGCAATCGGCGGCGGAATGTTCGACCGTGGAATCATAACAATCAATGAATTCCGCGAATTGTTATATTATGAGCCGATCGAAGGCGGCGACGTCAGAATGATATCGCTGAACTACGTCAAGACCGACGATCAATCGCTTTATCAGGTCGGCCAGGATAGCGATCCGGCCCAGGATCCGGGACTGCCGGAAAACCAGTCAAGGATCAAGAGCATTGAAGCCGGATTCTATTTCGAAAAAGTCCAAAAGAAAGGGGGCAGCGGGCAAAATGCCGAAAGCAAAGAAAATTCTTAACTGTATCGAGATAAAAAACGAAACCGCAACGACCGCCGATCTGTATTTTTACGGCGATATCGTGTCGGATTGGTGGGGAGCCTGGCAGGAAGAAGATCAATATCCTGAAGCGATAAAGAATTTCCTTGCAGGACAACAGGGAAAGAACCTGAACATATACATCAATTCGGGCGGCGGATCAGTATTCGCCGGAATCGCAATCTATAACATGATTAAGCGATTCGCAGAAAGCGCAGAAGTGAAAGTCTACGTTGACGGCCTGGCAGGATCTATCGCGTCCGTTATCGCGTTCGCCGGATCTGAACCGCCGAAGATTCCTTCAAACGCCTTTCTGATGATTCATAATCCCTGGGCGCTTGTCGAAGGTAACAGCGCAGATCTTCGCAAAATGGCGGACGACCTGGACGTTATTTCCGGCGGGATCCTTGCCGTATACATGGAACACGCAAAGGAAGGCGTAACAGAAGACACAATCCGCGAACTTATGGACGCGGAAACCTGGCTATCCGGGGAAGAAGCGGCGAAGTATTTCGAAGTTGAAACAACGGAATCCGTCGCAGAAATCGCAGCGGCAGCGGGCGGATATGTCGCAAGATCTCACAATATGCCGAAAGATCTTGTCATTGAGAAATCCGAAGCCGCAGCAAAAATCAATAAGTCTGATAATCAGGACGCGCGGGAAGCGGAACTGATTCAGAATAGCAACAAGCGCGACGAGATCGCGCGAGTAATTATTTCAAGCATGTGAGAAAGGAGATTCACACAATGAAACACGAAGAACTTTTGAAACTGACAAAGGATCAGTTGAACGCGCGTCTGAAGGAGATCGGCGTCCAGTCCAAAACAGCAGAAGGCGAAGCCCTTGACGCTCTTCTTGAAGAGGCCCAGGATATCAAAGATATTCTTGACCAGGCAAAGAAGCGCGAGCAGTTGGCCGGAATCGCAGACAGCGCAGAGGATCCCGCAGAGAATACGGGAGACAAGACAGAAGAGAAGCAGGACGCAGAGATCAAGGCGTTTGACAAGCGCGGCGCAAGCCTTAAAGCAGGCAAGGCGGCAAACTTCAACGCAAGGATCGCAGTTCCCCGCGTAAAGGCTGCCCTTTCCGTAACACAGACCGCGCCTGTCGTTCACACAGCGCCCGATCTTAACGAGACTTCAAACCCTGTTTCTGCCCTTGTGGATATGGTCAAGGCTGTTCCCCTTCAGGGCGGCGAGACTTACGAAAGGGGATTCGTTAAGGATTACGTCGGCAACGGCGCAGGCCCCACAGCAGAAGGCGGCAACTATAACGACATGGAAGCAACCTTCGGCTATGTAACAATCGAGAAGCAGAAGATCACAGCATACACCGAAGAGCCTGAAGAAATGCAGAAACTTCCTAACGCTGATTATGACAGCGTAATCGAAGGATCTGTTTCAAAGGCTGTCAGAAAATACCTTTCCCGTCAGATCCTTATCGGCGACGGTTCAACAAGCAAGTTGAAGGGTATCTTCTTCAATCCTGTTGCAGCAGCCGACCAGGTAATTGATCCCGCAACCGATATCGAGATCACAGCGATCGACGACGGTACACTTGACGAGATCATTTATTCCTTCGGCGGAGACGAGGAAGTCGAAGGCGTGGCAACTCTTATCCTCAACAAGAACGACCTGAAGGCGTTCGCGAAGCTGCGCGACAAGCAGGGCCGCAAGGTTTACACCATTGTAAACAACGGACAGACTGGAACAATCGACGGCGTTCCTTTCGTTATCAATTCCGCTTGTAAGGCTATCACCGCAGCAGCAACCCAGGCCGGAGATTATTCAATGGCTTACGGCTACCTTCAGAACTACGAACTTGCTATCTTCAGCGATATCGACGTTCGCAGATCTGACGATTACAAGTTCAAGAGCGGTCAGACCGCTTTCCGCGCTTCAATGTTCGCAGGCGGCGCGGTTGCAGCTTGGAACGGATTTATCCGTGTAAAGAAGGGCGAGTAAGTCGCCCATAATGTGACGAAAGAAGGACGGCAATATGACGATTGACGAATTATACGACGCGGCGAAACTTCGCGTCAGAAAAAGAATATCTGACGATCTCGATCAGGACGTCAAGCGAGCCGTCGAAACGGCGATCGCTGACCTGAAAAGGATCGGCGTCGATGATTCCTGGTTATCAGATCCCGAAGATCCGATGATCGTTGAAGCCGTCCTTTCCTACGTCAAGGCGAATTATTCCATAGATTCGACGGCCTATCCTGTTTTATCCGGGATCTACGACATGAACATAACAAAAATCAAAGGCGACGCGAAGTATTTCAAGGCTGCGCCGGAAGCGGAAGGGGGATCCTGACATGGAAGATTGTACTATCAACCTGATCCACACGGCCGACGATCCGGCAGACGACGAAAAGACTTCTGTCTTTGCGACAAGATACCCTGTCGGACGTGATGAATTCCAGTCCGCCGGGGTAAATGGCTATAAGGCAGAAGGACAGTTCGTTATATGGGCCGAAGAATACGACGATCAGGACGCGATCGAGGTCGGCGGAAAGCGATTGACAATATATCGCACCTACGGCCCACGATCAGACGGAAAGATCGAGCTATACGCGGCGACAAGGGTCGGAAATTATGGTCGTTAATGTAAAGCCGGAAGACCTGACCGAAGCAATCCGGGGATCCCTGGAAAACTATTCGGCAGCAGTCACGGAAAAGGTCAACGAAGAACTGGAAAAAGTCGCCGAAGATACGGCGGACACCCTGAAGAAGGGCGGGCCGTACAAAGAACGGACGGGAAAGTATACAAAAGACTGGGCCGTGAAAACCAGGAAAAACGCGACAAGCGGAATCACGGGGGAACAGTATTCCGTCCACAATAAGAAGCATTATCAATTAACGCACTTACTGGAAAAGGGGCATGTTTCCCGGAGCGGAAAAAGGGTTCAGGCATATAGCCACATCGAGCCCGCAGAACGCGAAGCGCAGACGAAAGCTGTTCAAGCGGTCGAAAAAGCCGTCAGGGAAGCGAATAACACACTATGAACGCAACGTTTGAACAGATTATCGCCCGGGCTGAAGCCCTGGGGATTCCGATAACTGAATATGAATTCAAGGAAACGAAGAAGAATCCGGCCCCGGCGCCGCCTTTTATCGTCTATCTGAAGACAGAAAGACAGACAGGCCCGGACGGACAAAACAAGATCAGAGAAATCGACGCTTCCCTTGAATTATACACGGACAGGAAAGCAGATCCGAACCTGGAAGCCAGGATCGAAGAAGAAGTCCTGTTCGACGTTGAGTTTTTGAAGCAAGGCGTCCTGATCCAGTCCGAAAACATGTTCCAAACGGCGTATGATTTCAGCGTCGTTCAGAAGAAAAGGTAAACCATTCAAAGAAGGGAGATCAAACAATGGATAAAGCACCCGAAAGAATCATTCTTGGATCCGGCTATATTCATTTAGCCACATTCGAGAAGGGACAGACTATTCCGAATCCTTGGGAATTCTGTACGGACGAAAACCGCTATTCTTACATCAAGAACGGCGCGTCCCTTGAATATACACAGGAAACATCGGAAGCAAAAGACGACATGGGCCATGTGTCAAAGGTCATTATCACTTCCGAAGAAGCGATCCTGAAGGCTGGACTTATGACCTTGATCGGCGACACGATCGAAAAGTTATGCGATACCGCAAGGGTAACAACTACCCAGGACGGAAAGTATCGTATCACAAAGATCGGCGGAATCGGAAACAGAAAGGGCGCGAAATACGTTATCTGTTTCCACCATGTAGACCCACAGGACGGCGATATATGGGTAATGATCGTCGGACAGAACCAGGCAGGATTTACACTTCAGTTCGCACCCGCTGACGCGACAGTCGTTGACGTTGAGTTCAAGGCACTTCCTAACCTTGACAGCGAAGGAACACTTGTCAACTACGTTGAAGAGATCGTCGCAGACGGCGCAAGATACACAGTCAGACAGAATTTGACAAACGTATCTTCTGACTTCAGCGGCCAGGCAGTAACAGAAGGCGATCCTATCGAAGCAACCCTGACAGCAGATTCAGGATATACGATCGATACCGTAACCGTAACAATGGCCGGAACCGATATCACTTCGACAGCCTGGAACGCTTCAACAGGCAAGGTCACGATCGCGTCCGTAACCGGAAACGTCGTTATCACAGCCACAGCGACAGAATAACAGGCAGCAGGAACAACGAAACGATCCGGCGGTCGGGCAATAATTCGTCCGCCGTCGGATTTTTTGAAAATCAGGAAAAGAAAGGAACATACGGATCATGTCAAATTTATCTTTCAATTTTAACAATCTACCAAACAGCTTTTTCAATGTAACCCTGAAGAACGGGAAAGTCCTTCTTGTCAAAATGCCAAAGAAAAAGACAATGTCAAAGATTCAGGCGCTTCAAAACATGGGGGACGACAAAGATATTTCGGTTGAAGCCGTTGTCGATACAATGGCCGGAGCCGTTGCGGAGATCCTGACAAACAATATGTCGGGGGAGAAGGTCACAACAAAAGAGATCGCGGAAGACTACGATCTTGAAGAAATGAAGTTATTTATCAGCGAATTTTATCAGAAATTCGTCGGAAAACTGGACGAAAACCCAAACTGAAAATCCCCTTTTATCCGGGATATACCGAAAAAGAAAAACGGTATTTCAAGACGGACACAGAAGGGGAACATTTAGTTATTAAATACACAGGATTAAACCTGGAACAGATCGGGGAAATGCCTATCGATGAATATTTATATTATCAGCGCGAAGCGTATATCCACTATCTGAACCAAACTGAAGAAGGACGGAAATATCTTGAAGACTGTTATTTCTATGTTCAGACGGAGCCTGACAGAAAGTCACTTCGGGCAAAGTTCGGAGATAACAGGATAAAAAGGAGTTGAAGGAATGGCGAACAACATTAAAGGAATCACAATCGAAATCGGGGGCGATACAAGTAAACTTGATAAAGCCCTTTCCGGCGTTAATGGGAAAGCGAAAGTCCTTCAAAACGAACTAAAGGCAGTAAACCAGGCCTTGAAGTTGGATCCGAAGAATACCGAACTTCTTGAAAAGAAACAGCAGATTTTAGCGGAATCCATACAGAATACACAGGAAAAATTAAAACTGTTAAAGACAGCCCAGGAACAGGCCCGCGAAGCCTTCGAAAAGGGCGAATTGCCGGAAGAAAAGTATCGCGCACTTGAAACAGAGATAATTCAGACTGAAAACGAATTAAAAAGCCTTACCGCTGAAGCCTTAAAGTCAAAAACGACCTGGAAAGACGTCGGAAATTCTATCCAGGAAGCAGGCGGCAAGATCGAAGACGTCGGGAAGAAAATGTCGGCTGTTTCTGCCGGGATTGCAGCAGTCGGCGCCGCTTCAGTAGCCGCAGCGAAGGAACTTGACGAAGGTTATGATACGATCATAACCAAAACAGGAGCCACAGGCGAAGCCCTGGACGGTATGCAAGATCAAATGGATCGGATCTTCGCAGACATTCCGACGGACGCAGCGGCAGCAGGAACAGCGGTCGGAGAAGTCAACACAAGATTCGGACTTCTTGGCGACGAACTGGGCGATCTTTCAAAGGATTTTATCGAATTCGCAGAGATCAACGGAACCGATCTGAATAACTCGATCGATTCTGTTGATTCGATTATGACAAAATTCGAGGTTGACGCAAGCAAAACAACGTCAGTCCTGGGCCTTATGACAAAGGCAGGACAGGACACAGGCCTTTCAATGGACGATCTATATCGCGCACTTGAAACAAACGGCGCAACCTTGAAAGAAATGGGCCTGGGACTGGAAGAATCTGTAAATCTGTTAGCACAATTCGAAGCGTCCGGCGTTGATACATCAACAGCCCTTGCAGCATTAAAGAAGGCGCAGCAGAACGCAACAGCAGAAGGGAAGACCCTTGACGAAGCCTTAAACGAACAGATTTCAGCTATACAGAACGCCAAAACAGAGACAGAAGCCCTTCAGATAGCGACAGATCTATTCGGCAAGAAGGGCGCCGCAGAAATGACCCAGGCAATCCGGGAAGGTCGTTTCTCGATCGATGATCTTTCGGCGTCCCTGGACGACTACGCAACAACAGTCGAAGACACATATAACGCGACCCTGGATCCGTGGGATCAAATGACAGTCGCAACCAACAATTTGAAATTATCCGGGGCAGAACTGGCCGCGTCACTTCTTCAGACTTTGCAGCCAGTAATTGACGGCCT